TTTTTTTATATAGTTGATTTTGCTACATTTGTAGCAATCAAATAATTTTATGAAAACATTCGCAATCACTCTCACATGGTTTATTACAACCGTATTCACTTTGTATTTGCCTTTATCATTTTCGGCTTTGTCTTTTAACCCAGTCCATTGGTCGCACACCGAAAGATTTATTTTTGCTATTGTAATTTGGTTTGGATGCCTTGTATCTTATTTCAAAAAGTATATTCCTAAAGCAGTTTACAAACCGTAAATGGGTAGAAAAAAAACATCAATGGAATCACGCGCGAAAGGAAAATTCTCCCGAATTGTAAGGGTGTCTTTAAGCGGTAGACTCTTGAAGCGGTTCGATGAAGAAGTTATTTATTTAGAAGAAAGTGAAAGCTATTGCGGTAGATATTTAATTAACGCAGCACTAAAAATTAAGGACGATGCTAAGCCAACAACAGGTAAAAACTTTTACTCTGAATGAGATGAGAGAAATACACCAAAAAGAAGCACCGCAAGTTATGTTGGGTTTCTTCATGGATAATTATTGCCATCGTATTTTAGAAAATGAAAAAGATATTTACCGAGTAGAAGTAATTGTTAGCGATGATTTTAAATATATGTATCGCAAACCTAAACTTGAAATAGTTCGCTAAGCCTCACTAATATTCACACTTCTATTTCTGCTGCTTTGTTTACTTTCAAATTCAACAATAGAAAGTTTTGGTGCAGGTGCTAAAGCAAATCCATTCTTAATTGCATTCTGAATCAATGCGCTGTTATCTGAATTACGCGCAATATCTCTTGCGACAAAACCGCCATCGCTACTCACTACATTTGGCGAAGGAATAAATCCTGTTGCGAAATTGCCTAAACCGTATTGATAGTTAGGTTTATTTCCTACACTCATTTCCATATATGCTAACTCGCGGTGGAATCTCTTCGTTGCCTTAGCTGTCATAACTGATTCGCCTCTACTCAATCTTGCATCAATACTATCGCTTGTTTCAGTTCCTTCACCGTCTAAACCGATAACACCATGCGCGAATTTAGGTGGCTGTTGTGCTGCAATAACACCTATTTGAACAGCACCCAACGCCCCAGCAATCGCTGCGAATATTGCCCCCGTTGCAGGCCCAACAAAAGGGTAAGCAGCCCCCGAAGAATAAGCAGATAATACGGCTTGTGCTGTTTGAATAATAGCATTTGTAATCTGAATCCCTTTATTTATTTCCCATTGCTTTTTCTTCTCTTCGCGTTCTTTGTCTTTAAACTCTTTATCAATTGCAGCCGTCTTTGTTTCAAGTTCTTTTTTGCTTATTAGCTTATGGTTATACTGGTCTTGCAGCTTTGATTTTTCTGCTTCCTGATTTGATTCTAATTCTGATAGCCTTGCATTGCTTGCATCCTGTTCAGCTTGTGCAATAGAATTTATAACTCCTAAAGTAAAGGCAAATAATCTATTGGTTAAATCCTGTTTGAACGCTTCTTTTTGTTTTGCAATTTCGACTTCTTTATCAGCGGCTTCTTTTTCGTCTTTTAAATGTTGTGCGTTTGAAGTAGTATTTTGTGCTGTAATTTTTGCAAGTGCTTCTGCATTATGTTTTACTATATCATCTTGAATTTTCTTCTTCTTTTCTGCATAATCTTTATCAAACTTTTCAAGCGCAAATACTTCTTCCTGTGCAATAGTTAATCTTAATTGTAATTCACGTTGTGACGTTCCTGTAATACTTGCAATTTTATCTTCAAATGTTTTTGCAAGTTTTTCTCTCTCGTTTAAATTAAATTCAGTTTCGAGAGATGCTAAATTTTTTAAGTATGCTGTTTTTTGTGCTTGCAGTTTTTCATTTCGTGCTGCATCGTCAGAAATTTGTTTATCTTTTTTTGCTTTATCATCATCGGCAAGTTTGTTAGATTTAACAGCATTCTTATCTACTATGTCTTGGTATGCTTCTAAACTCTGTGTAATTTTTACCCGACCTTCGATTAGTTTTTTAACTTCTTCACCATCCAATTTTACAATTCTACCAACTGCATCGCGTTTCTTATCAATTTGTTCATCGGTCAAGAAATCATATTGCTTCTTAATTACATCATTGCTAAAAATTGCAAGCCTTACTTCTTGTTCTGAAAGGTTATGTTTTGCAGCAAATACAGCTTCTTCTTTTAATGCTTGTTTCGTTAGCCGTGCATCATTATCTTTCCAAAGTTTTTCGGCTAAATCATCTGCCTGTTTTAATAATCCTATTCTTTCTTCCTCTGTTTTTGTTCTATCTTTGGCTTGAACCTGCAATTGCTTTATTGCGGCATTGGTTTGTTCTGTAACTAAAGTAGAACGCGCACCCTCTTCATTTAATTGTTGCAGTTCTGCTGTTAATGAAGCTATTTGTTTCCCCGCTGCAATAGCACTACCACCACTTACAAAAGCAGTAAAACCACCTGAAATACCCGCTGTTATTTGTTCAATAGTGTCTGCGATTCCACCAAATTCTTTAAATACATCAATAAGTGCATTTACTCCAGAAATAATTAATGGTAACCCTGTTGCTGCAAGTGCTAAACTAAATCCTTTTACACCGCCACCAGCACTTTCAAATGCTAACCCCATATTTTTTATAGGGTCAATTGCTTTACCAACACCTTGTAATTGAGTAAATGCACCAGTTAATGACTCTTTGTAATTCCCTACATTACGAGTAGTATTTCCTATTTGTGCTTCTTGATTTTTAAGCACATCGCTCAACTCTTTTATCTTCTTTGTAGAAGCCTCTGTTGGGTTCTTTAGTGTAATATATTGTGCTGTAAGCTGTTTAAGCAAATCTCGGTTTTGCTGAATAGAGTTTGCAGTTAAGTTTAGCGTGTTTACCTCTGATTTCTTTGACGCATTATAACCATCTAAAACACGTTGCTGTGCCTTATATTCTGTTTGCATATTGCGAACTGCACTATTAACCTTTTCGATTTCTTTAGTAGCTTCAATATCCCCCGCCTTTGATTTTTCAGTTAGTTCTTGACGTGTCTTTATAAGCGTGTCCATTTCAGAACGCAACTTTGCAAGGTTATCTATTGAACCTTGCACTTCTATTTGTAGAACTATCTCTTGTGTTTCGTTAGCCATTGATATTTAATTTAACGAGTTCAACCAATGTAGATTTACTTTCCGTGTAGCTGAATCCTTTTATTGAACTTATGTAAAAATACGCTTCGTATTTCTGAATGAAAACAGGGCGCGTGAAATCGAGTTGCGAAATATCAGATACGTTCAATCTAACTAATATCTTAACCAACTTTACTCCACTCAAAACATTCGAAAGTAAATCGTAATAGTTAGCCAATAAATTATTGCCAAAACCTAAATTGAATGCCTTTGTGCTATCAATAAAATACGGGCGCGAAAATGTAGATGCTGCATAAGAAGTTGCACCGCTATCTGTTAAAGTAATTGAGTAAGGATAGGTTTGTATATCTGCAACTAATACACGCGGTTCACGCTCCGACTTATACTCTCCATTTTCAAATATGCCTATATTATCTACTTGCAAACCCTCACAACGTGTTACAGAATTTGTTCCTGCAAATACCAACTCAATAACATCTTTTTCTTTTTCTAAATTACTGTTGCTTATAATTATTACACCATCCGTTCCTATTGGCTTTGGTTCATCCCCGTCTTGTTTATATTTGAAGTTATTAGTTTGTCCGTAGTTATCATCAATAAAAGTTATCTCATGCTCTTCGGTTAAATCTAATTTATTACTCCAGTCGTAACAGTTAGGCACGTTCAATAATATATCGTCAAACTTTACGAGCGTTACTGTTTTATTTGGCTCGTCAATTACAGGCAAAAGACAAAACATTTGCATGTAGTTCTTAAGTAGTTCGAGTTGGGTGATGTCGGGTAAAATAGCAGGCAATGAAATATACTCACCATAAGTAAGCAACTGTAATTCTTGAACTACCACATCGCTAAACTCAACCGTTGTATTTGTTGTTATAGTCATTTGTGGAGTTCCTGCCGCTTGAAGAAACCCTATCAGTAATTCGCAATAATGTGAAG